AAAACCTGACCGTTGTCCTGAGAAATAGTAACAAGATAAGGAACCTTAATGCCCGTAGGCTCCCCGTCCTCGTCTAAATCCTCATAACCCTCTAAGTCCAAATCAACGTGACACTCCAACAAAGTGCAGTCGTAATCAATCTGCGAAGGCTCAATGCCGTCAATCCGGTTTATCTCAGAATCAACCTCCGTAACATCACCCTGCGCAGGTATCACGTCTATATCTAAATAAACCCCAGCAAGCTGCTTCTTACGCAAATCATTTAAATCCATCCGTATAAGCTGACTTATATTCGGACACGTATCCAAATCAGAAGTATCATACGGAACAACCAAATTCTGTGCCGGAACAAACTTACTTACAGCGCGGTCCATGACCTCATCATAATAAGTCTTCTTAAACGTGCTGCCAGCAAGCGGTAAATAAAACAACATCTGATCCATGTCAGGAGTGTAATCCTCCATGACACTCGTAATGTAGTAATTCATAAACTGACGAACCCGCTTGGCCTGATCTACCTTAGCATGAGTCTCCTCACCCATAACCTGCGTTCGTACAGGACCACCCGCAGGCAATAGCTCGTTAAACGCCTGCGCCTGAAACTGCGTAGCAGCTTCCGCCAACAAAGGATGCGTTACACCACTGGAACCACGAAACGGCTGAGTGCGCTCCTCGTAATTAAATCCCAACAACTCCAAACCATCCGTATACGCATCTTCCCAATCCTGACGACCAGCCTTGTTAGCATCAAACTCCCCCGCTAAGTCATTGCCAATGCGACTAAGTTCGCGGTCCGGCATCTCTTCCGCCAAGTTAGCGTAAAAATCACCGCCCTCACCGCGCATGTCCTCGGGATCAAAATCTACCGTAACCCCGCCGTCATCCTCCTCAGAGATCGCTATCTCCACATCAGAATCTACCGCATACAACATAGGGTCCGCGCCAGAGTCCGGTATTTCTATCTCCAACTCAGCGCGTAAATCGTCCTCGTCAAGCTGACTCGGTACGTTCGTATCCATCAATCCGCCAATAGCCATAGCCGTCTCCGTCAATAATATGCGTGTACCCTAGCAGATGTTTCGTCATCTTGCCAATCATCTGTTGGCAACTGCACAAAATTGCCCTGACGATACCTCATCAAAGCTTGTGTAGCACTGTCAACTAAATCATCAAACTCACCATTGGGAAACGCCGCCATCTCCTCAATTAACTCGTCCGCCCAACTCTTGTCAGGAGCATACACCATACCAGCCTCAAATAAAGGACTAACACTATGCAATCGCGTTACCTTGTCATTGCCCCTACTCGGCGTGAAATTTACAACAGGTATCCCAACCTGACGCATCTCCTGCGTCAAAGGAGTCCCACTCGCCTTCGCTTCCACAATCACAGTGTCAGGCTCCCAAAACTTGTATTCCTCAAAAGCAATCCGCTTTAATTCAGGAAAATCCCAACGACCCTTCTTACTATCCAACAATATTAACGCAGGGGACCCACCATCCTCTTCAGGATAAAACACACCCCACGTCGTAATAGCACTGTAATCAGCACTCTCCCGCTTGCTAAACGCAGTGTCATAACTCTGTATCACATACTGTAAGTTAGGGACCCGCTCACTCTCCCAACGCTGCCACCACTCCCGAGGAACAATCGCGTTCTCATCTCCAGTAGGGTTCTGCTGGTACTGAGCATTCCACTTCATAGGAGGAATAGACGCCTTGACCGCGGTTAAATCCTCAATACTCCAATACTCCGGCCAACAAGGAGTGTCGTCCTCAAAAATAGCAGGTAACTCAACAACCTCCCACTGATCCGCTAAAGGGTCCTTAGCCATAGCACGTAACAACTGACCCGTCATGTCCTTCTCAGACCACCGAGTCTGTACCAAAACTATAGAACCTCCGGGCTGTAGGCGCTGCCGAGGGCCCCCAGTGTACCAATCCCAAGCGTCAGTAAAACCGTTCGTACTCATTGCCGTCTGCTCAGAATGTGGGTCGTCAATAATAATTAAATCACCACCACGACCCGCTAAGTTAGAACCAACTCCAACAGCATAATACATCCCACCAGCACTCGTGTCCCACCGACCAGAAGCCTTCGAATCCGCCGCTAACTTAACGTGAGGAAATACCCCCTTATACTCATCCGTGTCCAAAAGATTCTTAGTCTTACGACCAAAGTTTACTGCCAACTCCGTCGTGTGAGTCGCCTGAATGATCTTCATACTAGGATTCTTGCCCATCATCCACGCAGGAAACAAAAAGGATGCAAACTCAGACTTCGTGTGCCGCGGAGCCATGTTGATAATTAAACGCTTTAACTCGCCACTCGCAACACGCTCCAACTTCTCAGCAATAATACGGTGATGACGACCCGCAATAAAGTCAGGCCACATACCCCTCACAAACGGTAAAAAATTGTTACGCTGAGACTCCTGCTTCTCTATTTGTGCAAGTCTAAGTTGAAGTTTCAGAGCCTTTTCTTGTAGTGCGATAGTCACGGATCGGGGCCCCTAAATAAACCAGCTATTACATAGTTATACCCCATATCATTTTTATGGCAACTATTTGTCAAAAACATGGCCCAAGCCCCCGCAGGTCGGCACGGGGTGCGCGGTCGGCGGATCGCGGTCGATTTGGGTTTAACCTAGGCGGTTTGACCCGATATCGGGGGGACCCTAGTCGCGTTATGCGGTCCTTGGGCCATTGATAACATGGGATAATGGCTATCCTGGCCCGGAAAACGTGATCCCCCTGCGGTTGCGGTGCGCGGCTGCCGTCGCGATTGTTCCGCCAGCTGGTGCAGCTGCTGCAGTTAATTGGCGCTCGAACGTCGATCCGGTGGGTCTGGGCAGGGCGCTGCGCTCCGATATTTTCCGCCAGCTGTTACAGTTAATTGGCGCTCGAACGTCGATCCGGTGGATTTAACTGCGCGGCTGCGCTCCGATATTTTCCGCCAGCTGGCATCGGATCGGGGCGGTTCGGTCCCGATCGGGGCGGTTCGGTCCAGATTAACGGCTCTCTCGTCCATCTCGTTGTCGATCGCTGGGTATCTGGGCACGAGATCCACCAGATCGAACCATATTCCACGGTCCACGGTCCACGGTCGGTAGGTTTAAGCAACGGGGCGGGGTGCGGGGGTCGCATGTGTCACTAAAAGAAAAGGCCCGCACTGGGCGGGCCTGATCGTCGGTGTGGTGGTGCTGGGTTTAACGGATACCGTGGACCGATGCGGCCTCGTGTAGTTCCCGCAATGTGGAATTGATGACGGTTGCGGTGCAAACGCCATCGTCGGCGCAAGCATAATGGCTCGACGGTTCTCCGACGTTGCCAAGCTGGCGACGTATTCCGGCAAAAGCCTCGGCCTCCGTGTTATATTCAACGGTCCAACCTTCGTGATTGTCTACGCTTTGATACAGTACTTTGATCATTGTTGCGGTTCTCCAATAAGTAAGGGCGGGATTGCCCCGCCCTAAGATTAGCCTGATCCATGTGATTTCGTCAAGTGTGGGCGTATCCGTCACGCTCAATGCATAGCCACATGTTAGCCCAATATACCGTAACGGCGTCATCGCAATAGAACGTGTCTTTCACGCTCTCAAGAAAGCGTTCAAGCGTCGGGCGGGTGCTTTCGTCCAGTTCGGACCATTTGCGTTCCAGCGTGTCGCGCTGGGCGGTTGTCATATTAATCATAGTTTCACTTTCCGGCTCGTCTGCCATGTTTGGTTGTCCAGCGGTTAAAGTTAACCTTTCCACCTTTGGAATGTTTCCGGTTGCTGTCGGCTGCTCTGCGCTCGGCTCGGCTCTTTCGGGGGTCTGCGGGGGTCTTGGTAGTCAAACCATTTAAACAGACGCCTACTCCACCTCTCACAGTCTGCCCCAGCTGGTCACGTCCGGCCATACCTCGGCAAAGTCTGCAAGGCTCTGGCTTGTTGCGCCATTGTCAATGAACGGGTGCATCTTGCTATCGATCAAGTGAAAGTCGCTATCGCTGGGGTGCGCGGTGTCCAGCAAATTAATCAGGTCGTAATCGTTCCAAGTGGTGGCGTCTGTGAAGCCTTCTAGGTACGCTCTGGCTCCGGCAATACTGTTGCTATCGTGCAAAACAGTATGGCTCTCGGTGCCGTCCGCTTCGAAAGTGCTGGCTTCGATTGTATATCGTTTCATAGTTTTGGTTCTCCTATAGGCAAGCGGGCAGGATGCCCGCCGCTCCTGCAGTATGGGATATCTTACCTCGAGGTGTCAAACATAAAAAAGGCCCGCGCTATGGCGGGCCGAGTTGGGCAAGGTTGGGCGGGTGTTTAACCGAGTGTGATCTTTGCGCCTCTCAAAACATCTTCCACAATCTCGGTCACCTCGTCGTTAATATCGCGCTCCGATACAATTTCTTCAATTTCGGATTGGAACGACGCGATATCAAAATTGTAAGTAATATCTTCGCGGATTTCGTCGAAATAATCGGTGATATCAAAAGCGGTTTCTTTTGTTTTTAATTGCTCGGCAATTTCGCCGGATATCATCGCGCCAATCTGGTCTTTATGAAGCCGCCAGAAAGCAAGCCGGATATCATCCAACAACAAAGCGTTTTCGTTGTTAAAATTGCGCTGGGTCGCGGCATCCTCTTTCGATTGCGATAGTTCTTCACGCAAGCGGGCTAGCTCCGCGTCACGGCGTTCGATCATCTCGCGGGCCGCGCTCAATTCGGTTTCATTTTCGTAGTCTGTTTTTGCAAGTTCCATTTTGTTCTCCAAAACAAAGTTAAGGGGCAAGGTTTCCCCTGCCCCAATATGCGTGATTGTAAAGCGCAGATCAAGAAAAAAAATTTAAGCCGCTATACGGTTCCAATCTCGGGCGTTCATATTCAACAACTGACCTCCGCGACGTTGCCAATCGTCCGCGTGATCTATGTCGCTGGTGTTGGCGACGGCGGTCACGGCGTTGATCAAGGTTGCGCGGGACAAGGGGCGGTCGTTCTCGTATCCGGCCTGCCCTATTGTGCTCATTAAACCGTCCAACACATTCGAGGTTTCTTTTTTGGTCAAGCGCATAACGGTGCCCAGATTGTTGACCGTATCAGCAACCGAATACTCGCCTTCGATCACGTCGGCGGCGGCGGCTTTCATCTTGTCCAAAACTTGGTCAAACATTTCACGCGACGAATAGGCGGATACCAGATCACGCAGTTTTAAATTTAATGCGCGGTTGTCTGCCTCTTGCGCCTCTCCTGACAATAGGCCCCAATCGTCGCTGTCACGGGCGCTGGTGATATGGCTGCTCCGCGTTTTGTTTTCAGTCTGCATACCATTTAAGCAAGCCAAGGTCCAAAAAAGTTGGTAAGCTGTCACGCTTCCCTGCCCCGTCTCGGAATTGCTAAACCCCACACCGTTAGCCATTACATCTGCCACGTTGGCACCCGCTCCGGTATGAACAAGCGATTTAAACCGCATATACAACTTGCTGTCGCTAATTTTTGCGTTCACGACCTGCAATTGAGCGGCGTTTTCCATCAACGGCGGCAAAATGGTTTGAATCATATTATCATTATCAAAGCACTTAAAACGGTCGGACAATAAAGCGCGGGCGGTGCCGTTGGTTTCATCGGTGTCGAGAAACGTTCTCAACATTTTTCTTTTAGGTTCTTTCTGAAAATGAGCGTTGATTAGCGTATCAAACTCCGCGGGGTAATGATCTTGCAAGCGTCGGGCGGTTCTAGTTTCAATATCGCAATGTGCCGCTAGTTGTTGGAAAGCAACCGAATTGATATCAAGGTGCCGCGTTGGTTCGCCGCCTTTTGCTTCGATTACTAAAGCGGGGCGGTTTGTTTCGGGGTCGGTTACTTTCTGCAAATCGTTAGTAGGGGTCAAAAAATCCGCCTTGCGGGCGGCTTGGTCCTGCACCTTTTGCATTAACTGGGTCAAGCTGCCGTGCGTGTTCTCAATCGAATGTGACATTGTGTAAGTCTCCAAAGTTAAAGGGGCAGGATTGCCCCGCCCCATTACATATAGAAACCCGCATACATAATCAAGCGAAAATTTCTAATCGTGCGTTTCCTCGCCTATATCACCCGCTATATGGTGCCGGATAATTGAACGGGGCGGCAAGCCAGAAACAAAGCGGCGCAATTTATCCCCGTCTGTCTCGTCCTGATCCTGCGCGGCTGTAGCAGTCCAGTGCAAGGCAACGTTACCCCCACTAGCATAGCAACCGCCCGCTTCATCTGGGTTGGCGGCTTTCTTTTTACTCGCACCGTGGGCAGTAAATCCAACTGCAAAAGTTCTTTCGAGCCTAGCGCATAATGGATCACCATTGCCACAGTCCGCGCAACTAAACCCCGCGATTGTTTCCGCCGGACAACGTACAATTAAAGCACCATTGACAGATTGTTTCTTTTTACCCTGCCAAAACTTTTCGCCAACTGTCACAACACAAGGCACCTTAAACCGCATAAACTTTGCCGCGATTTCTGCGGTCTTTGCGCTGTAGTTTATCACGGTTTTATTTGCCGCAAGTTTTCGTTTCCAGTGTAACGGCGAAAAGTGGGAATAAGTGAACGATACACCTTTGGCGGGTTTGGCATCTAATACCGCGTCAAGATAATCAACATCAATTTTTGACGACCCGCAACCGCTCGGGTTTAATTCACAACTGGCGGGGCAAGTTCCATAATTGCTACCGTTTCCGGCGCGATATGTGACAGCAATTCCCCGCGTCTTTTTTGCTCGGCTATATTCGACCGTTTTTAGCATAGCGTCTGAACCCCATATTCTGCCAAGGTTTCTTTTTTGGTCAATAGGTCTTTCTCGGTCAAGTTCCAAATATTTTCCGAAAACCTACGGCTATGCAAAACGCGCAACGCGCCGTGGTGCGTCGGGTAATGGCAACCTTTAGAAAGCCATTTTGTCCACATTTTTTTGCGACGGTTCCAGTATCTAGGCTGTCCCAAAACGGAATATTTCTTATAAATTACGTTAGTCATTTTTAATCCTCGCAATCTACAAAAGGAATTTCAGAAACCGTGTACTGTGTAGGGCGACCGTTTTTGTGATCATGTGCCCCCAAATCTAAAGCGGATTTTAACGCGTTATCTTTGTTTAGATGTGTTTCAACATGTCGAGAAACCAATTCAATAGAATATACAGCCCATGTGCCGTAGTGTCTTTTATTACGTTCGATCATAGCGTTCTCCAATCTATACAATGTCCCATATCTATAAAAGAAAAAAGCCCGCGTGTAAAGCGGGCAGTTTCTAAATATTATCGGCGGCGTTTTCGCGTTGGTTTTTTGCGGTTCGCTCTTTTGCTCAATTCCTCGTAATCGCTGCCATAAAGCAATCGACCTAT